TAGTATCAATGAAATCTAAGAAAAATCGCAAACCTCTTATATCAAGACGTTTGTCTGGAATAATAGGATCACCTATAAGAATACCATCGTATCTTTCTAGGTTCTTTTGTATTACTGTTTTAATTTCCTGAGTATGAATACATAATGCTTGTTTCGCACAATCAATCATTAGACCCTCAATAAAATGTTGTGTAATAAATTCATTGCGAATACCAGCATCAAGAATAAATATAAAAGGATTTAAACGTGTTCTAGTTGACATTCCTATCGGAAATAAACTCTGGTAATCAATCTTATAATACGCATCAAAAAGACTAATTTCATTCAGCAGAGCGTCTGACACAGAAATTTTCTTGGGACCAACTGTACTAAAATTTCTTTTCCATTGCTCTGTTTTTTCAAGCATTGATTGTTTAGAATCAAGTGAACCAACACGGCTCAATGTGTCAATTATCCATGCATTAATAAATAAGTCAAATCGTGTTGCCGGATTTTCCCACCAAGTTCGGTCTACACTATTTGATAAATTCTGTAACCATTTGACTTCACGCCATGCCTGTGGCGGAGCATACAGCATTAATTTCCAATACGCATAGGCATTCATGCCTTCAAGAGTCAGTTTATCAAAGCGTTTTAAATCATCAAGATTGTCAGTACGAACTTCAACACTATCTGTGACTCCAGCAAATTTAATTACACCATATTGATTAGCCGCATTATCTATAAAAGCATTTCCAGCACCAAGAACACGAATAATTCGTAAATCCCTTATATTGAAAGGGCCATCTTCACCAAATGTATGACCGATAATTTGTGTTATTAATGTATTAATACTTCCTAAGTAATTGGATATTAGGCGTTTTTCATTATCGTCAAAAGCATTTGCTATTCTTGCAAGAACACTTCTTGTTACAAGATTTGAAGTAAACGCACGTTCATTAACTTGTGTAATAAATCCTACCATTTCACCATTAATTATCTCAAGCATTGTATTAAAAATAACATTAATTGATGCCATATATTCTTCTTCGTTAAATCTTGCTTCACTGGCTGCTTGTGCGGCCACAGATACTGGTAATTCAACACCTTCTGCGGGTTCTAAAGCAATTCCAATGTGCTCTTCAATTTCATCTTTAATCTCTTCTATTCTTATGTGTAATCCAGCAACTGTCGCTATTGTTACAGCTAATAAATTAATAACTTGCGGATCATAGCGATTTTCAGTTCCAATTTGCTTTATACGAGCAGAAATCTTTTGGGCGAGTAATAATGGCTGTTCATTGCGAATAAAACGAGCCTTAATTAGTTGAGAAATAGGTTGTATAAATAAAAGTTCATTGATTGCTCTTTGATTAAGAGATCTAATCGTTTCGCGAATTATTGTAACCATTTCAATGCGTATTTCTTCGGCCTTAGCGGCTATTTGTTGTTGTGCCGCAGCTGCGTCCATCTCTATTCTTTAACTGCGGATTTACTTAAATTTGAATACCTAAAAAAAAGTTATATTGGTTAAACAGAAGATGAGTGCCGCAGTAGAAGATTTTGATGAATTGAATGAGCAGGACGAGGATATCTTTGAAGAGGAGGATGTAATTGATACAGAGGACTTGGAAGAGGTTGAGGAACTTCCTGCTGAGAAAAAACAGATTCAAGAATTACTTTATAGGGGATTTTCAGGTAAACTACGTGAAGATGCGCATAAACTACTCCAGGCACATCCTGAGATTCAAGCAGACTATATGGAAATCATTCAAGAGCGACTTCCTGTGAAAGATTTGCCTGTTCTTAATGATGCTAATCACAAGACTTATCCATTTCTGACACAGTATGAAAAGACGAAGATTCTGTCCTTGAGGGCTAGTCAGCTAGCTCATAATTCCCGACCTTTCATTGAAGTTCCTGCGCATGTATCTGATGTTCATGAGATTGCTCGTCTTGAGCTGGAGGCTAAGAGGATTCCGTATATTATAAAGAGACCTCTGCCTGACCGTACGTTTGAATATTGGCGTCTACAGGATTTGATTATTCTTTAGAGTCTGCCTTAGAATTCACCATATCGTAACCCTATTCTCCGGCGCAACCCACAATGTATCTCCCTGCTTGAGTCCATATGTCTCATAAAATTCCGGAAATTGTGACAGAATTTTATTTACTCGGAGTTCCGGTGGAGCATGTTTATCAGATTTAGATGCTATTTCTGCCTTCTTTTTTCTGTCCTTATTACGCCATGATACAGCATAGGATGTGAAATATTCTTTTAGCATTTTATGGCGTTCAGCTGCTGTCTTACCCTGCATTTCTCCTCGTAGTGCTTCAAGGGATATAGATACGCCGCCCAAGTCAGCAATATTTTCCATAAGAGTCAGTTTTCCATCAATTACAGAATCCATGTATTTTACAGTGAAAAGTTTTTCAATCTGTTTGGATTTCTTTTCATATTCTACCTGCTCTTCCACGGTGAACCATGGAGCATAATTACCATCCGCATCGTGATTTCGCCCATCACTGTCAAATCCATGCGTCATTTCGTGCGCGATAACATTTCCGATACCTCCTAAGTTCCAAGCAGTAGATCTGTTAGAATCATAGAAGGGCGGATTTAGAATTCCAGCAGGAATTGTCATTTCATTTGAGTCGGGATAGTAAAAAGCATTCACTTCAAACGTGGATGAATCCCAGTAAACCGATTTATACGGATCATGAGGTCCTACATCTTCAATTCCGTATTGTGTATCCTTTTCATTTATGCTAAACAAATTTCGCAGCATCTGCTTGTCGGAGAAATCTTCACCGCGACTTTCATCCCGCCACACTGTTGGAAATGCCACTTTAAATCCCATTTTATTCATTTTTTGAATTGCTTTAATCTGTGTTTCGGGACTTATCCATTCTGTATCACGGATACGGCGATTAGCGGCTTTTTTTAGTATATGAACAAGGTCTGTTGCCGCATCTTTAATGCGGTGAGGCACATATTTTTCCGTGTAAGGTTTTGATAACATTTGCGGCAAATGCGTGGTCAAAATAGTCATCATAATACGGTCTACATTGCTCGGTTTCACTGCTCCTTTTAGCGCCGTTCCGTAGAAATTGAAATAGTGCTGGTAGACTTCGCCGGAAATGAAACGACCCATTGTGAGAACCGCAGATCCCATAAGCCAGAGTTTCATCTTTTCAAGGTCAGTCTTGAATACATTATTGATATATTGGAGAAATTTGCGACTTGTGACAAGAAGAGCGTGATTTTCTAGGGTCTTTTCAGTTACACCGTATCCCTTGAAAAGTGTTAGCCAAGGTACATCAGGAAATTCTGCTTGAATTTCGTGCCATGTCATCTGATTGTAGCGATTAGGCGTGTCATCTTCTTCTATGGGAGTAGGCAGATACTTCGCAGCATCAATTTCAATCTCTACAAATGAATCCAAGGAATCTAGGCCAAAATATGAGCCGACTAATTTAGCAAATTCCCGATAAGCGTCGCGGTCCTTTCCGTATTTTGTATCTTCCAGCAGGTGTTTATGCGGGACGCAGAGAACATATTCACTCAATTGTATGCGTGAATAATTTGTATTATATGCGTCGCTTAATACTTTAATGGTTAGCGGCGAACGGGACTGAAGACGATTAAGTCTGCCAATCATAAAAGCAGCATCCTCTTTAGTTTGAATATTCTTAAGTTGGCCGATTAGTTCAACCACTACATATTCTGTTTGCCGGGGTGAATTCCAAGTGTGATAAATACTGCGGACAAATTTGGATAATTTAGAATTTGGTTCTTCAATCAATGCTTGACGAACGATACCCATTAATTGTGATTCAATTCTCTCCGCAATTTGACGACTGATATTTGTAGATGCCGCATCTTCTGGGATTTCAGTTTCATTTAGCCATGTTTGGTTAATAAAACGATAATAATCATGTCGCGGTCCTTGTTCTTGTGTAGACATTTCTCCCTATGTTGTAAATTTAAATGATTTTTATTCTTTGTTCTCGTGTAACGGGATGATAATATGTATCAATTTGAATTAATGATGGAAGTTTCTTAGATTTAGTGTTAAGCATGGTTTCTTTTTTTAAATATACCTTTGGTTCAATTAACGATAAAATCACAGATATATCAAATTTGATTGAGTCTTTAATTGAACTTAGAGGCCCAGGAGCAACTGGCGCAATTCCACCGTCAATTCCACAGATACTCATGCTCTATTATTCAGAAAGAAGTGTTTTTCATAAACTGTTGTCAATCTTTCACGGAGATTTTTATTTCCGGCACCATTCGCAAGCATTTGTGCGGCTATTTCATGTGGATGCTCATCTTGCGGCTGCTTTCCAAAAAAATCAGTCCATTCAGGTGGAGCTTCACTGCTGGTAGTACCTGTTTTCTCATCCCACCAGACTGTTTTGGCATGTAGCAGTGATGTTGGATTTGAATTATAGACAGCCAGGCTATACCAGCGACCTCGCCAGCATGCGAATGGTTTATCTTCTGTATCCGGATTATGACGGCGTTTTTCTAGGAGACTGGAAGGCATTGCGGGAGGTGGCGCTTTATGAATTGTATATGACCAGAGTAATTTATACCATGCTTCCCATAATTCCGGGTAGCGTCTTTGAAGAAGATGAATTTTCTCATGATCAACAGTAGTCGTAAAACGATCTTTTGAATACGACTCAGGAATCATCATAGTTGTTTCATTGATTGTATGCGGAAGACCATTTTCACAGGAGTCATCGCAGAAAGCAATAGTATATTCTATACCTGTTTTGGAATCTGTTAATGTAACTTGTTTCTTAATTTCGCAACTATTTCCTTCGCGAACCTTCTTATTTATATTATTTGAGTCCTCTGTGCCACCATTTCTCATTAGCATTATAAGAACTACGAGTACTGAAATGCTAATAATTCCTGCGACTATCATTGTTCGCATCCCTATTTCTTACGACCAATAAGTTTGGCGATTTGTTGTAAACGAATCCAGTTTTCCGTGAATTTATGGGGAATTGAAAAAATACGTGGAGGCTTTATTTTTGGTTGGTCTTGTTTTTGCGCTTGTGTCGTAGACACTGGAAGCATTCTATATAATATTTGTTATTTATTAGCCTTGACGCTAAGGCACGAAGTGCCGACAGGGATAGGGTGTTAACCCTGTCTCCACTGCTTACCGCAATTCAAGCACAATACGAACAATGTCATTGGCTCATCTGCTGACCTGGTCTGTAGTTCATAATATACACACTGCCTCTTGGAGCAGTTGCTACACTTATAAGCGTCCGTAGCCATCTCCTTATTGCCCTCCAGCAGACGCGTTTCACGCTTCAGGCGCGCATCAATGCGGGAAAGCCAATGCTCGGGATTCAATTCGTCATAAGTCATGAAGGGAATCTTTTGAACTTCAAATTCGCCTTCCTTCAAACGGTCCAGCAGACGATTTCCCTTCACATATGTCTTGGGGCTTAGATTATTAAGCGTTCGCCGAGCAGTAGCCATATAGATATGCTTGAAGACAGGATTTTCCCAGTTCTTGAGAACACCACGTTTTCCTGCTTCTTGAATTGCTGAATTATACATTCCCTTCTCAAGATTAATCTGCTGCTTTTGGTCAAGATGGTCTGCTAGATCAGTGGAAATCCACACTAGAGTTTTCTCTCGGACAGAATTCATTACTTATTCTTAACGCAAATTTTTAAATCAAATTTATGGGTTTAATCGTATTCTTCCTCTTCTAGTTCGGCGGCCATAGCCCACTTAGGAATCTTTTTGTTACGAGCAGAAGCATATTCACGCTTCGGAGCAGCCTTCACTTCAACTTCTTCTTCTTCCTCTTCTAACTCCACTTCGGCTTCAGCCTCAGCTTCTGCTTCCGCTTCAACTTCTACATCATCCTCTTCATCCTCATCTTCATCAATTTCATCTTCATCGTCATCATCCTCATCCAAACTTTCAAAGCCTTGGAAAATCTGTGTATAGAATTTGGTATATTGTGCTGTAGTAAAATTGGTAGGCTCTTCCGCTTCATTTAGCGCAATCATGATTGCGTCTCCGAAAATGAGGGTAGAATCAACTGGTGGTGGAAGTTCATGTTTATTTTCCGTTCCAGCACGACCTTCTTTATATCCCCAGAGTTCTAGAGTTCCCTTTTGATAAGTCCACGAGCCAATCTTTGCTGGGAGTTTTGTCTTACGGAGGATTTTTGCTATACGTGTCGGGATTTCATCTTCAATTTCTCCAGTAATTTCAATTTTACTTTGCTTAGTATCACCCTTTGTCTGGAGAACAACAACTTGGACCTGCATGTATTACCTTATCTGGGATATAAAACGGGCTTCAAGTTTAAGTATAATGGGAATAATTTTAATAACAACATGTTTGCCGGCAGAAACTGAATTGGAAGGAACAACAGTTGTAATTTATACAATGGGTCTTACAAAATGGATTTATCTGCCAGAGAAAGAAATTGCTATCGCATTTCAAGCAGTAAAACACTGCTGTAAAGACAATTGGGCTTTACAGAAGGGTATTCTATTAGATTGCGGGTGTCCTCCTATTTCTCCATTTTGTATCAAAGAGCGATATGAAAATGCTCTATTTACTGCAACTGCCGATGGCTTTACTTTGACTCACCCCAATCTTGGACATCTGATGATTTCTCCACTTTCTCTTCCACCTGGAGTGTCGGAGGTTCTGGAGGAGTGGAAGGCACAGGAGGTGGAGGAGCAGCAATTATTAGAATCCCAAATGAAGGGTCAGCATCTACTGACTGGCTTACAGCAGTACCTACCGCTTCAGAGGCCACCTCCACAATTGTCTCCAACTTCTCCTTTACCTCGGCAACAACTTCCACCTCCTTCTTTATCTCGGCAGCAGCCTCAGCAACAGCCTCAGCAACAGCTCCAGCAGCGGCAGAGACAGAAGGTGCTTCCGCAACAGCAGCAACCGCCTTCCCACCCTCAATCGCAGTTGCCAGTTCCTCCGCCTTATTCAAACCAGAAGAAGCCATCTCCTTTAATTTCGGGTCAATCGGTGCCACTGCTAGGAACATCCGGCACAAAGCCGCTACACATCCTACCTTCGGCTTCTGAAGTGAAAAGCCTCCTCGCGCGACCGAAACGGCAATATCCAGTGTTGCGGGGACCACCGTCTGTAGTAGTCCCAACAATTCCTTCTTCTGGTCATCTGACAGTGTAGACTTCTGGACTGCCTGTCTGAGAATATCCAGCACAATTGTCTTCTTTTCACTTCCTGATAAAGCCTGAATCGCATTTACATCCTGCGCAATAGAAACGGCCAATCGCAAAAATCCATCAGGTGTAGGTGTTTTAGTTAATAGTTCCATGCTTTTTTGAAGCAATTGATCTACCGACATCGCGTTTTTCTACCTTATGTTTCGTTAATCTTAAATAGAGCAAAATGGAGTTGATGCGCATGGGGATTCTTTTAGTTGTTGGGGGTGTTGTGGCTTTTTTTCTGTTTCAGATAGGAATCGTGCTTTATCGTCGCATGAATGAGACCAATGAATTACGGGAACAATTAGTGGGTGCTCCCTATGTTCCCCCTTCGCAGCCGGCTCCTGTTGCTTATCCGGAACAGAAGGGCACTCCTATGCCTTCTATACCTGGACAGACAGACGAAGAAGTTCGCACGCCGGAGCCGATCCAGCGTCGTGTTCGTCGGCAGACAGCAGAGGAGCCTGAGCCGGTAGAGAGCACAGCACTCCAGCAGGAAGAGGCTGGTTTTACGGAAAACCTCAGACACCCAGAGGCCAGTTTCCAACCGCACCCTTTCAATAATAAGTCTGTACCCGTCCTCGCAGAGGATGGACGGATTGGCCCGCTTCGCGGGACTGTACCCGTAGATTCGGGTGTTGCTAGCAAGGTCTCGTCACCGGGTTTTGGAGGTGACCAGCAGGCCTATGATTCAGACATGGCCCAGAATGGCGGGGAGTGGTTGAAGGGCACTTTTGCTTTTGATTCACGGGAGCCGAGTGGATTTTCCTCATTGTTTTAGATTTATAAAATGTGAAGGGCGTGAAGGGTATAAAGCTTATACTAGAATTACTAATAGATATGGTGGCACTACAAACACGTGTAATCCCTGTTTCAAATGGATTGCGTCTCCCTGTTCTTACAGAACCAGGAGATACACAAAATGTATATGACTGGTTAGCATCATGGAGTCTAGGACCGCGTGATACTACTTGGCGATTCAACAATCCTCTACAGGATGCGAATGTTGCTGACATTGGAAAGGGAACATGGTATTCTTCGCCGAGACCGGGTGATTCTAGCAGGTCTGGTTTCCTATGTGTCTGTCCTCGTCTCAAGGCTGTTGTGTATGCCGAGCAGGATAAGCCTTCTCAAGGAAAAAGCAAATGGCAGCGCATCTTTGTTCTCCAGATGCGTGTTGATCCGGCAATATGGGAAACAGAGGGAATTGTATTCGCTGCTACACTTGTGCCGTCTGAGAAGGTAATTATTGTGGAGGATATGCTAATGTATAAGGGATTTGCGTCTTTCTTTAAGGCGGGGTTTAGTAAGCGATGGGAGAGTACACAGAAGTCTTTGCAGGAAGATGTATGGGCGGATGAGGATTTGATGGGTGGACTAAAGGTGCGTTTGCGGACTATTAAGCCACTAGCAGAGACGGCTGAATTGGGTGTTAGTGAAATAATTCCTGAAGAAGCAGGGCGGCGACGTTATCTATGGATTGGACGAGCACAAGAGGCTGCTCCTTCTATATCTGTGACGGCTTCTACTTCTGTGCCTTCTCTTACAGTGGCAGAACTGATAGAACCAAAAGATGATGTAGCGATTGCGACCAAGGGCGCTTTCCCGGACCAGTATTTCCTATCCCGCATTGACGGAACAAAGATGGGTATGGCAATTGTACAAGACCCTGGTGTAAGCAAGGAGATGCGTGTAAAGAGTAAGAATAATCCGCAGTTCCGCGTTCACATTAAGGAAGCGGCTGAATTTGCTGGAAGTTATGAAATCCTTTCTATCGTCTAAATAGGATGGCTGGTTATTTACCTTCTTTTGATAGTTCAACTGCCTTATTTCGGGGCTCCGGAGCAGGTGTTGTTCCTTATTCTACCTGCGCGGATACTGCTAGACCTGGTGCTATCCGTACACGCAGACGTTTAAGACAGCGTGGTGGACGCTGCCCGTGTATGGTTGGTGGCGGCAAGCGTAAGCAAAGTCGCAAGCGCAAGCAAAAGCAGCGTTATACACGCAAACAGCGCCAATCACAGATTGGCGGCGCCGGCTACACATTTGACATGGCTGATATGCTGATGAAGGAGCCGGCTC